TTTCAAAATTTAATTAAATTTAATAATAAAATAATGATAGATGATAAAGATATTATTGGTGATTATAATTTAGGCTCTTTAACAGAAAATATTATCGATTATTCAAAGCTGAATGACTATAATAGGGATCAATTTATAGATAAAAGGAAAAATTGTTATGCATTAAGTGCTGAACAACCTATAGATATAATAGGTGTAATAAATATATGTATTAATAAAGAATTATGGGATTCATTCCCCGTTAATGAACAACAATTAAAATTTTATGGTTATGATATTCAATATTTTAATGAAGCAATGTTCCCTGTAAAAATATCAGATACATATGAGAAAATGGTGTCAATTATGTCAGATTATTGTTTGTGTGGAAAAAAAACTGCTAAAATATTAAACGGTGTAGATCCAAAATTACTCACTGATGTACAAATATACAATCAGTGTCCAATCCAAAAATTATTATGTATAAGAAAAGTATTAAATCAGAAATCTCTTCCAAACCCACGCCTGGCAAATGAATTATATCAATTCTATAAAGAAAACTACAGGGAAAAATTTAGATCAGCACTTAAAAAATTTAATTTTTTGACACCATTGACTGTTATAGAAGAATTAAAAAATTTTTCCAAACAAGAGGAAGCACTGCCGCATATAACAAGAAAAGGTTTATCAGACTTATTATTTGCTACTTGTCGTTATAAGCAACATAATAAACAAGAAGTCCAGACGCTATTAGAAAAAGTTAGACAAATATGTGACCCAGAGGCTTTTAGTAAATTTGTTACTATATTGTTTGAAAAAGTTTTAACATGTTGTATGTATGAGGTGTTCGGTCATCAGTATGGTGTGGGTTTAAGTAATGATGAAAAAGCATTGGAAATACAAGATATGTTAAAGAAATACAACATATCAACACTAGATTGTTCTGGATTTGATAATAGTCATAATGAATATATAAAACAACCTTGGTATGATTTAATAGAAATGATGATCTCAGAAAGAGATTATGACTGGTCTTGTTACATAGATCCTGATGTAGTATACCAACAATTTGTAAAAAATAAAAGTCTTGTAGATTATTTCTTTAAATATAAAAAGAAAGAATATAAATATTGTACCCTCAATTTAGGTCATAAATTAGCCTCTGGTAGTAGCTACACAACTTTATTAAATACATTTTTAATGTTGTTGATGGTAAAATTTAGTGCATATAAAATGAAATACAAGGAATCAGAGTGCACTGCTAGCGGTGATGATGTAGCTGCAGGAAATGATAAAAAAAATACAAAACAAGAAATAATAAAAGGATACTATTATGTCTTTGGAGACAAAAAAAATAAATTTATAAATTCATTAGGTTGTAAATTAAAATATGTAATTTTTTCTGAGGATCCAGAATATGCTGTTCCTTGCAGTCTGGACTGTTTTCAGTGTGTATGTGGTATTAAGATGGTTAGACATTTTTTTAAATATATGAGGGATACATTTGTAAATATAAGTTATGAAAAGAAATTAAAAAATGCTGGTATACCAATTGAATATTTTGAACAATTAATATATGAAGGTGAAATGGCTTGGGCAAGAGGATTGGAATTCCCAACTGCTATATTTAGTCCTCTAAATCACAATATATCAATACAAACAATATCACAATTTATGGAAAAAAAACTTTTTTCTAAACTTAAACAAAAATATCAATTTTCAAGTGATCAATTAGAAAAACTAAAACTTATAAATGACAAAAAGACTGAAAATTATGAAAAGGCAAATATACTTATTTCTATAATTAAAGATCAAAAATATGTTAAACAGAATAAAAACAAATATTGTCCTAAATGTTCATTGTATTATAATAAATTTTTATTTAAAAAATATGAAATAATGCCTGAAACAATAATAAAAAGTTTTTCAGGTTTATATTCAGAAACTATTATAGAGGGTGAATTACAAAAAAGGAGTATTGACTACGTACCATATAATATAATTAGAGAAGCTAAAGAAAAATATGATCAAAAAATGGAAAATATGAGTTTAAAACCAGATGACCAAATCAAATTGTCTATTATGGTAGAACAAGTTAAATTATATTCTGATGTTGTATCTAAACTACCTCAAAAATTATTTGAATTCCAACCCAAAAATTTAAATAATAGGATTAAAGAGATTGCAACAAAAATGCTTAGATTAAATCTTACAGATAAAGACCCTTATGAATTACTGTTCAATGATAGATCTTTTGAATGTGTATTGAGGACTTTATATAGAACTAAAAGAGAAGGAAATTTTAGACCAGTAGACATGAAAAAATTTTATGAGAATGAAAAAAATAATTATGTTAGCTTTAAGTTAGGGAAATTAAAATTATATTTAGACGAGCCTATATATAAAAGGAGACAATTTAAAGATAATAAGAAGAATCTAGACTGGAGGGAGAATATTAAGGATAGAATTAAAGATATAAAAAAAAATATTCATACAAAAGAAGAAAGAAACAAAATGATAGAAGATATTTATTTCACTATAGGTAAAGATTCAACCGATCGTTATCGATATTTACCACCCATACCTATTAATTATGAACCAACAATGACAGATTCAGTGGTAAATAATAGGAAAGAAATACTTACTATGACTAGATTATATAAGGAGAAAATATTAAGGAAGGAGAACACATATGATCTGGCAGAGAAAATAAATATTTTTAAGGAGAAAAATAAACAATTAGTTGAAGGAGATTTGTTGAAATTTAATTAAATTTTGAAATAAAACCAACCCAGGGAATTAAAATATATGGGTACATTTGCTTGTTAAAGGAATGCCAAT